TCTCATTGTTAAAAACAAGATACTGCATATGAGCCATCTTACCTGCCTCCACTTCTCAAATTCATTCTCTGCTGAGCCGTGACCACGATCTCATCGATCATGTCACCGCCGATATAAACAGGGATCACGATATCCCCGGCAGCGCCTCCACCGGCAAGAGCCGTATTCAACGCCGTATTGATACCGGAGATCAGATCACCGCCCGAAACACCGGCTCCGGCATAACCGCCTGCAGCCGCCATCACCCTTGGAGTAATGGTCAGGTCAGAGGTAACGCCGCTCATGGCGTTCTCGATCATGCCCCGGCTCTTCTCAATGCCCTTCGCCAGACCGCCGATGAAATCAGGCATCCACTTCTCATAATCCGTAAGCGGACCCTCATCCGGCACGGAGAAATGCAGGAAGCTCCGGATCTTATCCGCAACCGATGAAACCGCATCCCCGACCTTGCCGATCATGGACTTGATGCCGTTCACGATATTCGTGATCGTGGTCTTAATGCCATTCCAGACCGTTGTTACCACGGACTTGATCGCATTCAGCACTGTTGTAATAGTGGTCTTGATACCATTCCACGCCGTACTCAGGAAGGTGGATATCGCCGTCACCACTGTCGTGATAACAGACTTGATCCCGTTCCAGATCGTGGTGAAGAAGGTTTTTATCGCATTGAACACCGTAGTCACAGTATTCTTGATCGCATTCCAATCATTCGTCAGGAACGTGCTGATCGCATTTACCACAGTCGTGAAGATATTCTTGATACCCTCCCAAAGTCCGGTAAAGAAGTCCTTAATAGCATTCCAGACCGTAACAGCCGTGGTCTTTATCGCCTCCCACGCCGCCGTGAAGAACTCTTTCAGAGCCTCCCATACGGCAACGGCAATCTCTTTGATGCTCTCCCAAAGGTCAATCCAGAACTGACGGAACTCTTCGCAGTTATTCCACAGATATATGAACGCCGCCACACACGCCACGATAGCCGCTATAATTAGCACATACGGATTCGCCGCGCATACCGCATTGAAAGCCGCAAACACACCCTTCGCCGCATTGATCACGCCCGCCAGCTTCGGAATGATCGTCATGATCGTACCGATAGCGGAGATGACTTTCCCGACGATGATAAGCACCGGACCGATAGCCGCCACCACAAGCGCGATTGTGACAATGACTTTCCTTGTGCCTTCATCCATCGAATTGAGCCAGTCCACAAACTTCTGGATCCATCCCACGATCGTCCTGATCGCAGGCATAAGCAGCTCTCCGAAAGAGATAGCCAGTTCTTCCAGCTGTGACTTCAAAATCTGAAGCTGACCCGCAAGGTTATCCTGCATGGTCTCAGCCATCCCTGCAGCGCACCCGTCACAGTTATCAATCGCAGACGACAGCTTATCAATATCCGCTTCCCCAGCATTCATCAGAGCCAGGAATCCGGACATCGCGTTCTTACCGACAAGGCTTTCCGCCGCCTGTGCCTTTTCTGATTCTGTCAGACCTGAAAAAGCCGTCCGGCAGTCAGCCAGGATATCGCTCAGGTCTCTCATAGAACCGTCAGCATTTGTCGTCGCAGCCGTAACCTCTCCGATGGAAGAACCGCAGATCTTCACATCCCCGGACAGGTTATTCATAATGGTTCTGAGTGCAGTACCGGCCTGTGATCCCTTGATACCGGCATTTGCCATCAGGCCTATCGCTTCCGCCGTATCCTCCGCAGAGAATCCCAAAGCACCGGCGATAGGAGCACAATACTTGAAGGTCTCGCCCATCATGGAGACATTCGTATTCGCGTTGCTGGAAGCCGCCGCAAGGATATCCGCGAAATGCCCGGAATCAGCCGCAGTCAGGCCAAAAGCCGTAAGCGCATCCGTCACGATGTCGGAAGTAGTCGCCAGATCCTCACCAGACGCCGCCGCAAGGTTCATCACGCCCTCGATACCGGACAGCATATCCTCGGTCTTCCATCCGGCCATCGCCATATAGTTCATGGCTTCCGCCGCCGTACCTAATCCCACAACGCCCAATGTTACCGGCATGAACTTCTTGCCGGCATTGCTGATATTATCCCCAATCGTCTTCAGCTTCTCACCTTTAGCGGCAATTCCCTGAAGAGCCGTTCCGGAAGCCTTCGCCTGTTCCTCCAAGGCTTTCAGCTTCTGCTCTGTTTCAACGATCGCACGCTGCAGGCCGTCATACTGATCCTGCGTGATTGCGCCATCCTTCAGCGCCTGTTCTGCCTGCTCAGCAGCTGTCTTCAAGGTCTCCAGCTTTTTCTTTGTTTCCTTGACGGCATCCCCCAAGAGCCTGTGCTTCTGTGCGAGCAGTTCCGTATTCCCTGGATCCAGCTTCAGGAGTTTATCGACATCACGCAGCTGGCTCTGGTATTCCTTATTTCTGTATTGACTCCTTTAAGGGCAGTCTGTAGTTTGGTGGTATCGCCACCAATCTCAACAGTGATACCCTGAATTCGTCCAGCCATTTTGTGATTTCCTCCTTTCCTCACGCTTCAATTTCCTTAAATTTCTATTGCATTTTCAATAATTTTGGCATATGCTAAAAGTAACGAAATCATTGATTTCTTTGGGCTGGTCGCAAGACCCAGGTCCATCAAGGGCGGGGAAGTTCCCCGCCATTTTTTTCAAACATTGCAGAGGTGACGGATATTGAAAGAACTTAGCATTTTCATAGATGAATCCGGTGATTTCGGTGAATATGACCACCATTCGCCTTACTATATCATTACAATGGTTTTCCACGACCAGCAGGAAGACATTCAACCCGCTGTTTCAATGCTAAACCAGGAGCTTTCATACCTGAACCTTGATAACCTCTGCATACATACAGGACCCATTATCCGTAAGGAAGAAATCTATACACATATGTCAGTCGGTGAACGCCGCCGGATCTTCAATAAAATGGTTGCTTTTATCCGTCAGATTGATATCCATTACAAATGCTTTTACATTGAAAAGAAACACATTCCGGACGTTGTTGAAGCTACCGGCAGGCTGTCCAAACAGATTTCTCAGTTCATCCGTGAACACTATGAAGACTTCCTCTCATTTGATGATGTGAAAATCTACTATGACAATGGCCAAGTAGAGGTCAGCAAGATACTTTCCTCCGTTTTCAATGCTTTACTTCCGAATCCCATTTTCCGTAAGGTTATGCCTTCGGAATACAAGCTTTTTCAGGCCGCAGACCTGCTGTGCACACTGGAACTGGTCAGACTCAAACTGGAAAACAATATGTTCTCTAAATCTGAAAAAACCTTCTTTGGAAACATCCGCGATTTAAAGAAAAACTACATAAAGCCTTTGAGCAAAAAGGAATGGCCATGAATCGGTGCATTCCTTTTTCGTTTAAAATGCATCCATATCCTCCTGAGATGCCAGAGTGCTGTAAGCCTCCCTATTCTCATCATTATTCATTTCCGTATACATGTCATTGACTGTTCCAATGGTCAACAGCTCCAGCTCACTGATATGAATACCAAGCTGTACACATCTCAGGAGCAATAGCGGCGTTGTCATTTCCCTGTCAATCGCTCGAAGTTTTTTTTACTCTCCACCTGCGTCTGCACATTCAACCCCCAAAGCTCGATGATCTCAGGAAGCACCTGATAAATGGAAAAGGTTCCAAACTGGTCAAGCCATTCATCTGGCGTATCGGGAACGTTCTGCGGATCCGTGTGTTTCGCCATGATGTAGCTGATATCCTCGAACAGTTCCAGCGAAAAAGAATCCAATGCGGAATTTTCAGGATCATTCTCATCAATGCTCTTCTGCAGGTCATGAAGATCCTTGTAGATATCCCTGTGGAATTTGTTTCTGTATATTCTCGGAATGGCCGCCGATGCCCTGAAAGTCACATCCCTGCCATCAATATTCACTGTCTTTGTAAGCGCCATTTCACTTTCCTCCAATCATAAGAATGGGCAGAGTCGAAGCCCTGCCCGCCATTATCAGCCCCGTCCCGTCTTTGTCACCGTTACGGTATATGCTGTACTGGTACATCCGGTCTTGCTCGCAATCACCGTTACAGTGTTGGTTCCGCTCTCCCAGGTCGCATCACTGCCGCTTGTATGAGCCGCACCATTCACAAGGATCGTGACCGCCGTTCCGCTTGCCGCCGTCGCAGACACCGCATCCTCATCATTCACGGTCTCAGCCGTATAAGAAGTGGTTCCGGCATCAAAAGCAGGCGTAAGCTGAAGGCTTCCGATCGTGATACCGGTAAGAACCGCCGATACCTGTGCACTCTCCGTCTGATAAACATTGGAATACCATCCGTTGTAAACCGCGTCGGAAGTATTTGCGCCGGTCTTTACCTTCACAAGCCCGTTCGGAAGCGGAGTCGCCGTGATCTCCAGCTTCTCCGTCTGGACTTCCTTGGAATCCTCATTGGTCTTGCCCTCGATCGTAGGCCTTGCAGCGGTACAGTAATACATGCAGTGCCTGATCTTTTTCTTATCCCCGGAAAACTCAAAGAGCAGGGCGAAATGCTCAGGCTCCACCGTGGAATCCTCCACCATGACGCCGTTTGCGTCCTCAGTCTCTTTCAGGATATCCTTCCTGAAGCTTTCCGGGATCAGCGCGATTTCCAGATCACCGGAATAACCGTTGTTCGCTACCGTGGTGTAATACACCATATCGTCCGCATAAAACGGCTCCGTATCACCCTCCGGATCAAGCGACAGGTTCACCGCGCCTGGAATCGCTACAGGCGTACCAAATGTCACAGCATTGGTATCCGGATCAAGGGTAGCCTTCGCATAATGGCAGTTCTTAAGGCCGAACTTCACCTTGTTGTTTATATTCGACATATCAACCTCTCTTTCCGCTATACCGTCATCTGGTACAGCACTTCGTATAGTTTTTCTGATTCGATCCATACCTCCGATTTGTTCCAAAAAATCTCATGCGCGTTCAGAACCGCTTCCACACGGTCTTCCAGCTCCAGATCCTTTTCGTCGGCATAAAGTTTAATGCTCAGGTTGGAAAACTCCATG